GTTGAGTGTTGGTTGGCTAGCTATGTGCTTGAGTAGTGGAGCTAGTAGCTTGCGCGTATAGGTATCGATTTGCTGCATTTGGCTTTGCATCCTTTCTTCTTATTTTCGTTTATTATATCATATTAATTATTAAAATTTTATAAAATTTTTTAAAAATTTTGGATTAAGTTTTATAAGTGATGCAAGTGTTATAAGTGCTATAAGTATAATAAGTTAGATGAAATCAGATTAAAATTTGCTTAAAATGTAACGAGTGAGTTCTTAAAATTTTCTTAAATTTTTATATTAATTTGATGAAAATATTGAGAATGTGTTGGAGTTTCGTTTGCAAGTGTTTTAATTTATTAATAAATCGTTTACAATGATATCTGTGTGATAATTTAGTTGGATATTTATATCAATTATGATATGATTTTGATAATTTTCAAGTAATTAAGTCGATTAAGTCAAGTAAGTATATATTTTTTAAAAATAAATTTTGCAGCCAGCTTACGCCCTACATTTTCGACCCCATCGACTGAATTACTTATTGCACTTATAACACTTGAGATTTTTTATTTTTATATACTTATTGCACTTGAAAAAATCCTCTATTAATATAAAAATCTAATACTAATTTAAGCTTTAGATTAGAATGCAAATCAAACATTAGCACTAGCGCATAAGCTTATAATAGCAATTAGCTTCTATAGTTAAGCACAATTTAGACAAGCTCTTATAGCTTGACGCACAACATTAGCTTCTATAGTTAAGCGCAATTTAAGCATTGTATCACAATCTTAACATGCTATATAGTTAAGCACAATTTAAGCATTGTATCACAATCTTAACAAGCTATATAGTTAAGCGCAATTTAAGCAAGCTAATATAATTATAATAGCTTGTATAATATAGCTTTAAATAGCTCATACAAAGCAAAGAGATATAAGCTAAGATAGTAGTATTAATTAAAAGATTTGTGTGATGTGTAGCTTTAAATAGCTTATAAGATGCAAAGAGATTAAAGCTAATATAGTAGGCTTTATATTTTGCTTTAAAGATAGGGTGATTTTGATAATGATTTTAATAATCAAGAATGGTTTAATTGATAATGATAACAATTCTCATTATCAATTAACTCAAGTTAAGATGCAAGCTAGCATTTGAGCTAGCTTGCATCTTATTTATTTATTGTAATGTTAACAATGCCTCTATTTTCTTTTGTTACTATGCCACTATAATTTAAATGCATAGTGTCTAAGCGTGCTATATACTCGTCAAAGTCATAAGCAACATTAGCTTCTATAGTTATAGCATTATTAGCTATAGCAACAACGTTTAAAGCGCTAACGCTTGCATCAACTAAACTTAACAAATCAAAATACATAATAGGTCCTTTGTGTTTTATTATAAGCTTAATAGCTTAATCAAGGGCATATAATTATATGCCCTTTGTTAGGCTATTTATTAAAGTTAGCCCAGTCCTCCTCTTTGTTATAAGTGCTTGGCTCGTTTAATATAGCCTTTAAGTCTTGCATTTCATTAGCAAGCTTGCTAGCATCTTCAACTTTGCCTTGCAATAATAGCTCGCTAGATTGTGCGCTAAGCTTTTTGATTTGTGCATTTAGCTTATTCCACTTAGCTATTGCAGCTTTGCAATAGCCTTTGCTTTTGCCATTAGACATCACCATTTTGTCACTTGTATAATAGCATTGATGAAACCTACAAAAATACTCAGTCTCGCCATCTTTATTAACCCTAGGTGGATTTTGGCTTGCGCTCGCCTTAGGTGCTAGCAACTCACTAAGCAGCTGCATAAGTGCTTCACTTTTAGCTTCACTAATTTTGTTTTCTTTAGCCCATGTGAGCACCTGTGTATTGACCTCTAGCCATACTTGAGATTTAGACATATCGTCTCCTTTAAAATGTTATAATTAAAGTCAATAGACTTTATAAAATCTTGCACTTGTTTTATAAAATTCTTGCACTCACTTTATAAAATCTATTTCTTTTCTCTTTATATTAATATTATATCATAAATAAGCTTAAAATAAAATTAAAGGCTTTAAGCCTTTAATCTTTAAATTCATCAAAATCTATTCTAACGCTTAAAATTCCTTCTTTAAAATTAAATAAAATTGCATCTTTATTTCTATCTATTAAATTATTAATATTAAATAAAATATCGAGCGCTAATTCATCTATTATATTAGGTAAAATAAAACTAAAATAATTTTGTTTTATTTTTATTTCTATAATATCGTCTTTACAAGGTAAAGAATTAAATATTTTTAATGCTTTTGCATTCATCTTTTATCTCCTTAGATTAAACTTATTTTAATATAATTATAGCGTAAATTATATTAAAATAGGCTTAAAGCCTATTTTTATTATTTATTTTTTAATAGTAATATATCTTAAGCCATCTATAGTATTAAGCTCAAGGTTAAAATTATTATTATACTCGCTAAATAAATTTATATATAAGCTGCAATAATAATAATCACAACCCTCGCATAAAATATTAATACTATTATTATTAATATTAATATTAATACTAGTAACTATACCTGAGACGTCTAGTTTATTTATATTATTAATTATATTATTATAATTAATATTAAGCATGTGCTGCCTCCTATTTAATTTTTATAATTTATTATATAATAAATTATATTAAAATAAGCTTAAATTTTATATTTTTTATTCAGCCTATTTTAATATAATTTATTTTATTATCTCCTTCTTTTAATATTAATATTATACACTGTTTTTTATTAAAATAAGCTTAAATTTTAATTAAATTAAAATAAAGTTTTATAATTAATTTTAATTAAAAAGTGTATAATTAAAATAATAATTATTATCAAAAGGCTTAAAAATATATTTTAATAATAAAAGTGATAATTATTATCGAATAAATATAAAGTGATAATAATTTTAATAATTATTATCAATAAGCTTAAATAATAAAATATATTAAAAAGTATATAATATTAAATAATATATTTTAGCAGCGAGTAAAAATTATTAAATAATAATACATATTAATTAATAAAAATTATTAAGTGATTTTATTTATTAAATAATATATTTTAGCAGCGAGTAAAAATTATTAAATAATAATTCATATTAATTAATAAAAATTATTAAGTGATATAAAATATTATTTAATAATAAACTGCATTTAATAATTTTTATTATTTGAGTGTAAATATTAAATAATAAAAATTATTAAGTAATAAAAATTTTTATATATTAAGAAGTGGCATTTTATAAATTTTATTATTTAATAATTAAGAGTTATTAATATTTAAAATCACTTGATAATTTTTATTATTTAATATGTATTATTATTTAATAAAATTTTTTAACTGCTCCAGGGGGGGGCGACAGAGCCGAAGAAAGGGAGGAAACCAACGATCGTCCTGTAGGATTGCAGCAATTTTTAAACTAATCACAATTTAATTAAATTGTAAGGTATTCTATCAAATTACTCCATAAACTGCAGCAATTTTTAAACTGCCACAATCCACCACCAGCAGAAAATAAAAAATTTTTCTACCATCATCACAATTCAACTAAATTATAAAGCCAACAACTCAACTCCAACCTCAACTAAACAAATTTTAATATATATAATGTTATAATAGCGAAAACCAAAACATAAGGATTATATATGGCGCTTCCAGCATCCCTAATTTTAACCTATAAAATAGAATACGAGACTACTAGCATCACACTAGATAGCCTCATAGAAAAGTATGACATAAACCTAGACGACATTCCAGACATTAGCGACTGGCGAAAACAAACCGAAGCAGAGCCTGAGGTAGAAATACTAGCTGCACCTCAGCCACGAGCTAAGCGCAAGAAAGCACAACCTAAGGTAGACATAGTAACAACACTACCGGCAAAAACTAGCCCGCTCGATGCTATAGTAGAAATAGCACCAGAAGAAATAGCACACGAAAATCAGGATGTGCTAGACCAGATAGATGAGTTTAAGCGGTTGACACTAGCTAAGGCAACTAAGTTTGTTAGAGATGAGGCTGACTATGCTGACATTAAAGACTTGAAGGATGTGGTGAGCATAGTAGATACGATAGAAAAGAGCTACAAGGGCGTTAAGCAGGGCCCAGCGGTGAATATACTAGTACAAAACTTAGTAGAGAGGTTTAGAGATGGCGACGACTGCTGAGACTATGACCGACAAGATAGAAAAGCAAGAGAGCGAGAGGCTAACGCACGACTATCTCGCTAAAGAGATAGCTACGACGCCAGAGAGTGCAGAGTTGCTAGATAAACTAGCTAGTAAGCTGTGGCGGTTAAATAACTTGTATACTATCCGCGACAAAGACGGCAATAAGATAGTATTGAAACTTAACAAGTCACAAGCTAAAGTCTTAACGCAATATAAGCATAACCGTAAGATAATACTAAAGAGTAGGCAGCAAGGTATATCCACACTATTTCTAGCGTATTACTTAGATGATTGCTTGTTTAAGCCAGGGTTTCAGGCTGGTATACAAAGCTATGGACAGGATGAGGCTGAAAAGCTTAGCGATAGGGCGCTATTAATGTGGGAGGATATGGACGACGACATTAAAACGCTAATGGGATTGACACTAGAAGCCAACAACTCTAAGCGGATGATGTTTAGTAATGGTAGTATTCTTAAGATAGGCAACTTCCGTGGTGATACACTACAGGGACTACACGTGTCTGAGCTAGGTAAGATAGCTAAGAAATACCCAGAGAAAGCTAAGGAGCTAAAGACTGGTGCGTTCCAGGCGGTAGGTAAAAACAACAAGATAACCATAGAGTCTACGGCTGAGGGTAGATTTGGACTGTTTTATGAGATGTGGGTTAAAGCATACGGCAAATCACGACTCAATAAGACTCTAAATAAGCTAGAGTTTGAGGCGATATTCTTGAGCTGGATGGAAGACCCAGACTGTCAGCTAACTACGCCTGTAGAGATACCGCCCAACATAGCTGAGTATTTTAGTGACCTAGAAATTAAAGGTATAACACTAACGGATGAGCAGAAATGGTGGTATGCTAGTAAGTATGACGAGCTAGGTGCTGAGATAAAACAAGAGTACCCGACGACACCAGATGAGGCATTCGAGCAGTCACTAGAAGGCACTATATACAAACAAGAGTATGACAAGCTGTTTAGGGAGAATAGAGTAGTGCCTGACTTACATAGGCCTGAGTTGCCGGTAACAGTAAGCTATGATATAGGTGTTAATGATGAGACGGTGTTGATATTTTCGCAGGTAGTAGAGGGTAGGCCGAGAATAGTTAACTGCTATGCAGCATCTGGCGAGGGTATAGAGCACTATGTTAACGTGATGTGGTCGCTAGTTAAGGAGAAAAACTATAATATCACCGACGTTATGTTGCCACACGATGCTAATGTTAGAGATTTTAGCACTGGTAAAACTAGATACGAGAAATTCTTAGAGTTTGGAGTGCCAGCAAGGATATTAAAGAGGCAATCTGTCGACGATGCCATAGCAGCGACAAGGGACTTCTTAGACGTTGTAGTGATAGATAGCTCGTGTGAGACCCTGTTACTAGCTATCCAGCAGTATAAATGGAAATACGACAATAAGTTGGGCGTTACGCTTAGAATACCAGAGCACGACTGGACTTCAAACTATATGGATAGTGTTAAGTATACAGCCTTAGGACTAGATTACAAGACTAAGCAGCAGGTAAATACAGCATATGAGTACCCTGATGACTATGAAGTTGACGACCCTTATGTAGGATTATAGCAAATTTAAACTTTTTTTAATATTAATAATGTTATAATAGATAAAAATCTGAAAGGTTTAAAATGAGTAAAGAAAACGGTAATCCAGAGAATGTATCTGCTACCAGCAATGTAGCTGAAAAAGACTATGATGTCTCAAATTTTCTTAAGTCTATAGAAGATGCGATGCCTGAAGGTGCAGACCCGGTTGAGTACTTTAAAGAAGAGCTAAGTAAAGCTGAGAAACGTCGTAGAGGAACTGTAGCTGGTTTTACTAAAAGCCAACAACAGTTAAAAGCTTTAGAAGCTCAAAGCAATTTTCTTAAAGAAAAGGTAGTTTCGAACATTAACTTGACTGCAGAGCAACGTGAAGAGCTAGAGGAGCTAAAATACAGCGACCCAGATGCTTGGAGGGCTAAACTAGATAGCTTAGAGAGCGCTCAAAAAGCGAAGTTTAATTCTGATATGGCAGCAGAGCTAGAGAGAATTAAAAACATGTCAGTTGAGGAGTTTGAAAGGGAGAGGTGTGCGAAACAGTTAAGTGATTTTGTAGCAGCTAATCCAGAGTTGGATATAACTAAGGAGGATATTGCAGAACAAATCCCTCCAGTGTATATGAAGCGACTTACTAGCGGCCAGATTTCATTTGAGGAGTTTTTAAACTTGACTAAGAAGTTTTTAACTGCTCCTTCTGCATCTATGAGCAAAGACGTGCCAGCATCTAGTGGCACTAATGTTAATAGCATCAGAGGAACAAGTGAAGCACCAATGTCGAAGGAAGCGGCAAATGTCCTCGACAATATGAAAAATCTTAAATTTTAAAGGATAAGATAATGCCAAAACAATCAACAGGTATCCTTCGCTACGGCAATGCTCTTGAGCGTAAAGGCTGGATGGTAGAAGGTATGATACAAAAGGCTTCAGAAAGTTTCTGGAGAGGCCTTACAGGTAATAATGCAAATGCAGTAGTTTACCAAAAGAACGACTTTGGTGTAAAAGCTGGTCACAACATAATTTTCGATTACTCTGGTATGCTTGCAACTGCAGGTTTTAGAGGTAAAGAGCAAGCGTTTGGTAATGCACCAGCTAAAATGAAGTTTAGCGATAGCTTAACACTTGAGTTTGGTAGATATACAGTCGATAATGGTATGGAGTTTGATGCAGAAGCTCTCGGAGACCTAGACTTAGCTTCACACGCTGATAGTAGAGATAAACTAGCTGACAACTTTGTTCGTGCTAAAGACCAAATGCTATTTGACCTTGGACAAGGTTTCTTACGCGACCAAAAACCTAGCCATATAGTTAGACCAGGTGGTAAGACTAGTGTAGCTAACCTAACTAACACCGACAAACTAACTTGGGATTTCTTGGTAGACCTAGAAACAATAGTTAAAACAGGTAGTGGATGGACAGAAGGTGATAGACGTGCACCACTTAAGCCATTTAAACTAGCTAATGGTAAGTCAGTATGGTTGCTAGTTCTTGATGCATTTCAAATTCGTGACCTACTTAAAGACGATGGCTTTAAGAAAATCTATGGCTCTGCTGAGGTTAGAGGCATTGAGAACTCACTTATTTCACACCGTGTTACAGAAGTTGGCTCATTTGTTATTATGGAAGCTTCTACATTTGCAGGACTTTCAACTTCAAATCAGCTATTCAAAACAGCGGTAGAAATACAAGGACTTCGCCTTATTGATGAGAGTGGAGATTTCTCAGGCACAGGTGTTGCATTAAATGGTAAAGTAGCTTCTCGTGGTTTAATTCTAGGTGCTGGTGCATTCCAATTAGGTATGGGTAACACACCAGATTATATTCTACAAAAGAGCCAAGACTTTGGTATCACAAGCGAGAGTGCTCTAGCACTAACAATGCAAGTAGATAAATGTAGATTAACTGCTGAAGTTGAGGATTACAAAGAAGCTAAGATAGCTAATATGGATTACTCAGTAGCTGTTATTGATACATTTACTGATGAAATATAAGGAGTAAGAGATGGCTAAAAAAGATTTAAGCAAATTTCTTGGTAACAACAAGAAGTATAGTAACAATGCCATAGTTATGACCGTAACCCCAGCATTCTTAAAAGAGAGTGATGTAAAAACTGGAGACCAAGTTATTCTTGGAATGCTCCCAGCTAATGTAGTTATTACTGGCGCATATCTAGTAGTTGCTGAAGCTATGACTGGCTTTAGCTTAAATGTTAATGTTAATGGTGCAACTGATAACTTAGATTTAAGTACTCCTTGCGCAACATTACAAAGTTCTATCACAGTTGGCAGAACTAAAGCTCCTACAAACATTACTGCTACAGTAACAATGGGCTCTGCAACAACTGGTGAGGCTCATTTAGTTGTAGAATTTATCGAGCTTAATGGATATAACGGAACTTTCGTAGGATAATTCTATGGAAGTCAGGAGCCTAATAAAAGAGGTGCGCCACAAAGTTGGTGATATACCTAAGACCAAATTTACAGATGATAGAATACTATCACTTATAAATGAAGGGCTTGATGACTTAGCACGCAAGGTGGATATTAACAAGGGAGAGCTTAATCTCCCTGTTGTACCCTATCAAAGAGTTTTAACAATACCAGATAAAGACTTCATAAAGCTTTTAAGGGTTAGATATAATGAAACTGCACTAGATATAGTCACGTTTGATAAAATGGACGAGATGAATAACTGGGAAAGTAGAGTTGGCTCTAAACTACAAGCAATCGTCTACAATTTAAACAATCCAAGGCATCTTACATTGTACCCACTATTAGATGAAACACTAAGCAGTGTGCACTCTAAATTAAATAGTTCTGATGGTACTTTAGTAGATATACCTGGAGTTGATAGAGTTGGCATAGATGGTATTATTACAGATGTAGAACTTGACGACTTTATAGATTTAGGTTATGTACCACAAGGTTTAAGACCGGATGGGACTACCACAAGCATAGAGGATGGCTACCATTCATTAAATATTAAGTATGTTAAGCGTTTGCCAAGAGTTACAGATGAAACTGAGGAGATTGATTTGGACGAAATGTTTAAGTCTACCTTAGCTTATTATGTAGCTGGCATGCTTTTGCTTGATGATATGCGTGGAGAGAATATACAGAAAGGTTTATTGTTTGTAGAGAAATACAAAAATGAACTTTCAAGTGTAGAAGCTCTTAGCAAGAATGGCTATCAAGAAGTCGAGGAATACTCAGTTAATTACAGAACGGGGTTTGGCAATGAGTATGCAAAATATTAAGAGTTTGTATATTAATAAACTAACACTTGAGGATATGGAATTAGGTGTTGGCACTATAATTCAAACTCGTGGTGGAAAACAAGTAGTTCGCACTAAAATCAATGCCAAGAATTTTCCTTTTGATGAAAATAGGACTCTCGCTCAAAGATTAGACGCTATAACTGAAGACCTAGAAAGGGCTGAGAAACTAGTAGTTACAATTAATTCTACTAATGACCAGTCTAATAAGGTTTTAGGAGTAGCAACTGCTCTTAAAGAGTCCATAAAGGAAATAGTTGATGAGTTAGAAGGTATTAAATTATCTATAAAACTAGATAAAACCCAAATAATTCAGAATGCGGCAGAAGCTATTAGGGCCATAAATATATCCATAGAGATGTATGAAAGGTTTAAACTACTTAGTTTATCTTTTAATGATAAAATAGCAGATATGAGAAAGCTAGAGTCTGCTCTTACTGATATCAAGGATAGAGTTACTTACTTAGCTGATAGGGCTGAGTGTGCCTTACATACCATAAGGTCCCTAGTTAAAGAAGCTAGAGGATATATGGAGGAGATTAGAGAAGTTATGGCTATGATACCGCAAGCCATAGAAGCTTCTAAGAAGGCTTGCGAGTGTGCTAAGAAGGCTTGCGAGTGTGCTACTTTATCCAAAGAGATATTAGATATAGTTACGGCTAAAGCTAATGAGGTGCAAGATAATACTGATAAGGTATTACAAGCAAGAAAAGAAACATATGAGTATATGCACGCAACTAAGGATTTGATAGAGAAACATAAGCAAATGATGCAAAATAATTTGCTTCTATCTAATACTACTTATATGTATGTTCAAACTAATGAAACAAATAGTAGTATCCTAGTTATGACTGGTGATATTACAGGTGCGGAGAAAAATGGTGATGAAGTTAGTGTTACTTATGAGGACACTATATCTTTATCTTTAAATGAAGAAAATCAAGTAATTTTATCTATGGGGTGATAAATGGCTAGAACATTAAATTTAGGTCGCATAGGATTTAAAAATAAAGGTGCTTGGCAACAAATACAATATTATGAAAATGATGTAGTTTCATATGAAGGTAGTGTATATTGTTGTAAAATAGCTCATATTGCTACTGCAACCATCACACCAACTAGCACTGAACACTGGGATATGTGGACAGATGCAGTAAAAGGTCCAAAAGGTGATAGAGGTGAGAAGGGTGAAAATGGTAAGAATGGTCAAGATGGTGCTATAGGTCCAAGAGGTGCAACTGGTGCTAAGGGTGAAGAAGGCCCTAGAGGTCCAGCAGGTGAAAGGGGCCCAGTTGGTCCAATAGGCCCACAAGGTCCTCAAGGAGAGATGGGTGCACCATTCAGTATTTCACAAGTAGGAACTAAAGCTGGGCTTTCAGCATATAATGGTTCTGTAGCTGGATTTACTTATGTAGCTACTGATACTAGTGAGTTGTATGTAAAGAACTCAAATGCTAGTGGTGACTGGAAAGCTCCAATACCTTTTGGTAAAGGTGACAAAGGCGATAGAGGTGAGAAAGGCTTA